TTAAGTTAGCAGCTGACGCTGCGCCTGTTGGTCGGCTTATCCAACCACTGTAGTCAGCACTGTTCGTACTGTACCAAGCTAACGAATAATACATCTCAGCTTCATTGACGTCTTCGTAAGTAGTAAATGTATAAACAGTTGACGGCTCAATTTTAATCCAGTCTGTCAACATGTGGTTCGTGTCTTTAAGCGGTGTTGCTTCGTGCGATAGCCGCAATCCTTTCTGAGCAATAGATTGCTTGATTAAATTCGTACCGCCTACGTTCAAGTTGTCAAACTTCGCACTCAGCCCATTCAAGCCAGTTTCTAAAGCAGCTGTTTTTTGACTGGTACTGTCAGCTGTCGTCTTAACTTGAGATAGCGTTGTTTTAGTTCCTGCCAAATCATCTTCAACTGTCTTAGTTCGTGCAGTAACGCTTGTAATGTCTTTGCCGTTTTGAGCTACTGTCTTACTTAATTCGCTAACAGTCGTCTTCGTACCATCGGCGGTTTTTTCGACCAATGAGACACGGTTGGTTAATTCAGACTGTGCGTTGGCTTGTGCTTGTAACTGTTGAGCTTGATTGGTTAAATCTTGTTTCGCTTGAGACAAATCACTCTTTAAATTCGTAGCTTTCGTATCAACCGCGCTGACTGCGTTTTGCAAGTCTGTTTTGGCTGTAGACAAATCGTCAGCTACAGTAGTGAGTTGTTGCTTGGCTTCTTTAACTGCTGCAAGCGAATCATCTCGCACTTTCTCGATATTTGCTGATAAGGCAGTCAATTCTTGCTTAGCTTTGTCAAGCGCTTCTGTAATACCAGTCGTGTCTGCGTCCATACCATCATCCCCACGAGCGCCTATGACAGCTGGCTCAGTAACTAAACTTGTGTCATTCGTGTACGTGATGACGTCATACGACCACATATAGTTTTTATCTGCCGTGACAGTCGTTGGTTTGGTAGACCAGTTTTGACCGCCAGCCGTGACGCCCTCTGCTTTGTCGTTAGTCGTGTAATAACGTTTGATTGATTTTATACCAACACCGTCATCGCTATTAGTAAATGTGATATATTCACGAGCTACCTCGTTACCGTCAACGATTGCAACTGCCACGACATTTAGCGTACCGTTAACTTGACTAGCATTGATTTTAACGCTTGAAGTCTCGCTGACAACGCTGTTATTAATTAGCCACTTCCAATTTGCATTAACAATCTTGCTATACTTTTCAAGCTTAGCTGTGATTGTGCTTGTGCCTTGACCGTTTTTAAAATTGTAGCCGTTATCGGTACTTAAACGGACAATGTAAGGCGCTGCGTCTTCTGCGAGTGCTTCAACTTGTTTTAATAAGCTGTCTGCGATTTGACTGTATTGTCGCTCAAAATTGATAAACGTTGAATCAATGACTTTGCCTTGCAATATGTCGTCTGTTAACTCTGACACACGAGCTTTTAAATAAAGTGGCGGTTCATAATGCACGTCATCAATGAGTGTTTGTGTGTCGCCGACATCACTATCGATTGCACCAGTCACTTTATACTCAATTTTGGGCAAACAGATCTTTTGAATTTCGCCATACATGTAGCCCCAAAGAGCTTCTTTGGTCTCGTATTCGGTCTCACCTAAATCTTGGACAATCCAATTGTCGTTCGAGGCTTGACCGACTGACGGGAAGCGGTCACGAGATTGTGGCGCATAAACTGTATTGCCGCTTGAATAATAAAGTAGCTCTTTATTGTCGTCATAAATCTTTTTATCAAGACCGTCAATGGTTAAACCGTCTTTACCAGTTGCACGAACAGCTGTGCGCAAGTCCTCGATGTTATCGCTGTAATTGATAACCTTAAGCTCTTTACCAACACGAACTGGACTGCTTGTTTTGTTTGAGCCAAGATTACCTTTCTTATAGACGTTCAATACATGACGTTTCAAAGAATAGTCGTCGTTTAATTCTGTAACAAATTCAAGCTCTGCGTCAAAGCTGTTGGCAATCGAAAATAGACGTGCCAAAATCGTGTCTGTACTCGTCCACTCCAATTTAATTTTCTTATCTGACACTTGATTGATACCGAGCGTTACGGAATGTTCAGGGTCATAATAAGCTAAATATTCAGCGAATGACATTGCCTTATCTGGCTTATGCGCTCCTCGTTCTTCATTGTTCATTTCTAAATGCAATGAGCAAGCTGTGATTTCGACTTTAAAGCCTTGTTTTTCAAACTTCATGATGTTAAGCCAGTAATCACGAGCTTTATAGCGAAAGGCTAGTTTGCAACCAGTACGAATTGTGTCAATGTCTTTTGAATTGTATTGTAGCGTTAAAATACTAGCAGAACCTGCCAGAAATCGCTGTATTTCCGCTTTCTTGTATTTAATACCTGCTTCATTGTCAAAAAAAGCCACATTATGGCTGTCTGTTGAATCACGAATCGCAATACGTACATTGTTCATTAAATATAAGCCTCCTCAATTGTTGCTTTTGCACTTTCGACTTCGGCAAAGCTAGACACTAATAACTGCACTTTTGTCTTTCCGGGCGGAACTTTAAAATAAGTAGTTCCAAGAATTTCATCATCTAAACGAATTTGATTATTGACTTTGATTTGTCCGTTCTCGCCGTCAATGTCAATTGTTGACCCGCTTGGATAGCGATTAGGCACGTCTTTCCAATAATCGACGTGTAATTCTTGAAAAGTAAAATCGTTTAAATAATGATGTGTCACTTTTCTGTCTGTCGTGTTTCGTCCTGCATACTGTCCGACAAAGAATTGAATTTTCTTCGCTTTGACATTTGCTAAACGAGAATCATAAAACGGATAATAGCCGCCGTACCAGAAGAACTGCACACGGTCTTTCTCTTTGACTAAATCAAACATATTCGAGTTCTTTGAGCGCCCCTCTGAACCGTATGGGTTGGGTGGCAACCAATACGATGGCGTGAATGAAATCGTCTTAACCGTACGACTGCCACCAGAACCGTCACCCATTAAAAAACGAACGTTGGCAGTATTACCAACTGTGTCGTCTTTCTCAATTGCCATGCCTGCGATTAAATGATTACTTTCGTCTAGCACCGTTAAACACCAAGCTCCAGTTTGACCCATTAGCCCAGTTTCAAACCAAGCTCTAGCCCAAATGTACCATTGAGAGATAGGGTTACTTAGCGTGTATTCCTTAACCGCTCCATACTGATAAGCGCCAGATGTTCCGCTCGTTCTGAAGGAACTCGGCAACAAACCAAGACGACCGCCGAACGAAGTATCAGCGGTCATTTGAGTTGTAATAATTTTGTTAGTATTTTCGTAGTTAACTGTGCCGTCTGTCCAATTACCAAAATCACCTTTTTGGTTGCTTAAAACGGTCACGTTTTTTCGTGCGGTATAACCGTCAGCTTCGTCAACTTTCCCATACTGCATAGCGCCATACTCGCTAACAATACCGACGAACCCAGATTCTTTTTTGAGCTTGATTTCATAGTTGACAGTCGCATCTTCCCCACCGTCATTTACAATTTCGGTTTCCCACACTCCATCTGAATTTTTAGTAAATTCAAACTCTCGAGTGCTGTTCGTATGCGCCAAACCGTCTGGCACAAAAAACTCAATTGTTGTTTCATCGTACCAATCTGAAATCCCTTTAAGTTCAATATCTCCTTTCGGGAGAGCCATGTAATATCGGTTTGGTTCGTCTGGTAGTTCGAGCTTACAAGGCTCTCTTGCACTAAGTAACATAGCAATATGTTCTCTTAGAGTATTAATATTATTGTTGCTAGTCGTTGGGTATTCAATTGTATCAACAAATTCATTTGGTGATATAGAGCGAGAAGCTAAAGCGACCTTTATTTTAATAATCTTAGCTCCAGACGATACGCTTTGAAGTTCAACTCCTGTATCAATTAAATCTTCTGTCGTTAGCTTCCGCTCGTTTCCGATTGTGCGATTAATTTCTAAAATATCTAAAAAAGGCGATAAATCAACGCCCTTGAATGTAAAATTAGACATTATTTCCTAACCCCCAAACTAAATTTCTAACTTCTTGTTTTCTACTCTGATAACCGCTGATCTCATCACCAGTCGCACGAGCAAATTCTCTACCGTCAATATTGAGGACGGTATCACGAGAAGCTATTGATTTAATCGTGTCAAGCGCTTCTCTGATAGTATCCAGTTTTGCATCATCTTGATTGCGGTAAGTAATTTCAATGTTATTTGAAAATCTACCACTGTCAAAACCGTAAACTGCTTCACCGCTCATCATATCTGTTACTTGCGCATTAAAGTTGTCAATTCTATCAAACATTGAGTCCATAGCGCTATCAACATACTTTTGCGAACGTTCGATACCAACTGCTACCCCTTGACCGATGTATATACCGACATTGTCACGGAATAAGCGTGATGGTGAGTGGATTTTGGCTTTAGCTTGCGCTGCTCTCTCGGCTTGAGCAACTAATGCATTAGCAGCAGCTGTCACAGAGCCAAGCGAAGCCATCATACCGCTTGCTAAACCTTGACCGATATAAACACCAATCGAACGCATTGAACCAACACCAGACATTCCTGCTGCATGTACAGATGCCATAAGAGAGCTCATTGCGCCTCTAGCATTACCAGCACCGCTAGCAATCCCTTGTGCGATGTTTTGAGCTGTTTGTTGCCCAATCATGCGTCCTTGCGCTTTCATTTGATTACCAATTGAAATGACAATAGTTAAGATAGCTTGCATTGATGATTGAACTTGAGCACGCATTGAGTTAAACGCTGTAATAACAGCCTGTGTAGCTGAAATGATTGAACGCATTTGAGATGCTGAACTTGATGCACTAGCACCAACGCGAACAAAACCACTAGAAATTGATGATAGAGAACCGCCTAAAGCGCCTACACTACCAGCTAACGCACCAAACGACGCTCCTGCCATTGCTGTTGCTACACTTATTGATAAGATACGTGCATTAAACGCACTGATTAGAGAACCGATAATTGCAAAGCTCGTCGTAATTACCATTGCTCTAGTACCAAACATTGCAAAGCCTGCTGTGGCTGACACAATCGCTGGTGTTAACGTCATGATTTGTGCTTTGAAAGCTGCAATCGGTGCATTAACAGCTGATAATCCAGCAATACCAGAAATAGCTTGTGTGGTGAATGTTTGGAAACCTGCACCAGCAACTGTTATCATCGCTGGCAACAGAGACAAATTGGTCTTGAGTGTTGTAATCACTGCATCAAACTGGCTTAAAGCAGCTAATGAAATCATTGCACCAGTCGCAAACTGAGTCATACCAGTTCCAACTTGTGTCATTGCTGTTCCAAGAGTTGACATTCCACTTGCATGGCTTGCCATCTTACCTAAACCACTAGCTGTCGTTGCTAAAGTTGCAGCTAAATCACCAAGTTTCAAATCAACAAGGATTTTAATACCTTGCGCCATCTCCTTAACACCTTTACCAGCATTAAGAGCGGCATTCCCCATTGAGTCGAAAATGCCTGCGATACCGTCTAAAACATTGCGAACTGCATCACCAAAACCTGTGATAACACCTTTGGCACTATCCAAGATGTTACTGATTTGTTCACCAAGCGTTTTAAACAAGTTTGAAATCGAGTCAATAATTGGGCTGATTTGACTGATTAGATTGTTAAAAGCTTCTACGATTTGAGACAGTACAGGAGCAACCGCAACTACCATTTCAGTAATCGCGGGAATGAATGGAGCGAGTGCTTGGATAATTTGAACAATTGCATTAGAGACTACTGTCACGACCTGCACAAAGGCATTAGAAATAATTGCCACGATAGGGGTCACAGCTATGGCAATTTGGGCAATTCCTAAACTGATAGCAGTAATGACTTGACTCAGTGCTGTACCCAGTGCTGTGATAACTGGTGCAAGACTGCTGAACGAACTGATAATCATACTGATTGCTGCCCCTGCTGCCATAATCACAGGAGCCAGCATAGCAAAAGCTGAGGTGATGATAGGTAACACAGGTGCCACAATAACCAGCGCTTGAGCCAGACCTTGTAGTGCTAGATTGAGGATAGTCCCTATTGCCGTACCAACGCTGACAATAACACTCCCCACACCTTGTAGGATTGTAGCTATCCCCTGTCCCTGCATACCCATTAAGGCAAAGGCTGCACCAAGTGCCAAGATAGGTACTGCCAAGGCTGCGATTGTGGCAGGATTGACCATAGCCAAACCTTGACCAATACCACGAAAAGCGGCACCTATGCCCTGACCAATTCCGCTAGCAGCAGTTGCTACGCTTTGCCCGAGGCTTTGGATAATTGAGACCACTCCTGCACTAGCTGACTTAACAACTGATGTGGCACCACTAACTCCGCTTTCAGCATTCTTCTTAAATAGATTGAACGGATTAAAAGACTTCAGAAAGTTAAAAGCCTTGAAACCTGATACCAAACCGACCAGACTACCAACTATAGCCTGGATAGCTCCATCAGGTAGTGAACTGATAAACTTAGCCGCTACAGTTGCAGCCTGTGACAACCACTTGACAACATTGCCAAGCACACTAGCCAAAGTTGTTAGAATACTTGAGGCAGTCAAACTATCCCAGACATGACCTAAAGCCCCAGCAATACTCTGGATAGCCGCACCAAAAGCAGAAACTGCCCCTGTATTTGAGAAAGCTGTCCAGAAAGTCTGAACCTTAGAAACTACATTTGAGATGGCGCTACTAACCTTTGAGATAACTCCTTCGATGTCGATACCATCAAGGAACTTACCTAGGTTGTCAGCGATTTTACCGAAGTCAATACTATCTAAAGCATTTGTAAGAGCTACTACCGCCTTAATGCCAAATTGGCTTAGTTTTTCGAAAGCTGGTTGAAGCTTATTAGATAACGTTTCTCTTGCACCGTCAATAGCTTGGCCAACCGTTTTGAACTCAGTAGCCATCTTTTGAAAAGCGTCTGAATTACCTGCACGGTTCATAGCGTCAAAGAATTCTTCGGTGTTAACTTTCCCATCTTGAACAGCAGCAACTAATTCATCAGTTGACATGCCCATCTCTTTTGCAACGGCTGCCATACCAGCAGGCGCTTGTTCCATCATGATTTTAAAATCCATCCATGCGATTTTAGGTTTACTTGCCATTTGCGTGGCTTGCATAGAGATAGATTTCATGGCTTGTGCTGGGTTTTCTGCTGATGCTGCTAAGCCACCAAAAGCTTTAACCAAACTACCAACGTTTTTCGTACCTACAGCGTCAAGTTGAGAGTAGGTGCTTGCCATATCAGAAGCCGAATAAATGGTTTTAGTCGCAAAATCTTGCATCTCTGATTTAGCAGCAGCTATTTCACTACTTGAATGACCGAAAGCTTGTAAGTTACCTTCAAATGTTTTCCAGGCTTTTTGAGAGCTATTTAATTCCGTACCCATGCTACGAATCCCGCCAGAAATAGCACTGATTCCAGAAGTTAAAGCACCGCTAACAAGATTAGCACCTAAAACACTTTTAAACATTGAACCAGTTTTAGCAGCCATGCTAGATAAACCAGATACTGATTTTTGAGCATTTTTGAAAGCGCTAGAAAAGCCACTGTCATTCGCCTTTAGGATAGCTTCAACAGTATATGAACTACTACTCATTTTTACCTCCTTCCATTAAAAATCGTTGTCTACGTTTTGCGATAGCAATCAATTCGCTATTAACAGGAGTTCCATATCCACCACCTAAAATTGCATTTCTATGTTTAGCTTCGTCATAAAAATCATTGAATTTTTCAAACAAATATTTCTTGCCACTCTTATCTGGAGCTTTAACTACTCTAGTTAAATAGGCTTGTAGATATATTTCCTGTTCCTTATCCAAACGTTGCATGAGATAGCCACGTTTTCTGACGTTAAATTCTTCAATAGTCATTCGTTTAGCTTCAACTATTGAGTTAATACCATACAAACCAAGCGCCATTGCTAGCATATCTTCGTAGACTTCTTTTGAAGTAACTATAGAGGTAGTTTGCTTCTTTACGCCGTCATTGCTTTTAGCACTTTTGCGACTTTTGATTTCGTCAACGGTGCAGTTTTCAACGCAGATAAAAAATCATCAAATACTTTGTCCAAATCTTCTTGCTCTTCAAGCCATTTCTCAATATCAGCCACGCTCGGAATTGTTTTAGCGGTATGTGTTGCTGCCAAAATAATATCTTCTAGAATAACTGGGTTATTATCTTTCAAATAAACAACAGCACTATTAATTCCCATACCAAAAGAAACACCATTACCATTAACTTCATAGCGTTTATCCATTTCACGAATAAAATCAATTCCAAAATGCAAGTCGTGTTTTTTACCATTAATTTCAATTTGTTTCATCAGTTTTTCTCCTAATCCATAAAAAATAAAAAGAAGGGTGATTTATCCCTTCTCAAAAGTCGCAACAAAGCACGAAGCATTATTTAGAAACTGTTGTATCCTTAAATGCGTAATTAATTTCTTCAACTTGACTAGCTGTTAGTGTCGCATAACCTTCAGCTGGTTTTCCTTCGATTGTCATTTCGGTTGACAATGTTTCCAAATCTTCGACATTATCAGGAACTTCCCAGCTTGATAGAGCGCCTTGAGCATAAAGCGCAGGGTATTTCTCACCTTGTTTTTCTCCCGCAAGGTCAATTTCCCAAACTTCAAGTTTTTCACCGTTTACAACAGAGTTTTTAAGCATTTTGTTGACATCGTCACGGCTTGTCACAGCTTCAATTGACAATGTGACTTCTAAACCTTTGTCTGAAACGACTGAACCGTCCTTTGTTGCGGTTGAGTCGTTCTTGCGTTCGTATTTCCATTTATGTTCTGTTTGCAACGCTAATTTAGCCGCTGCTGTTTTATCCCCTAATTTTCGGAACATCAAAATTTTATTTTTACCAAAATTAGCCATAATTTCCTCCTAATGAAATTTAAATTTTAAATCCAGAATGCCGTGATAAAGCAATTCTGGCGTTGAATTATCTTTTATAATTTGTGTTGAACTAGACAAATCCATTGCCCACTGTGTGTTACCAATCTGCCTAATCTTGGAAAACTCATTCATTAGCTTTCCAATCCAATCAGACACTAATTTTCTGTCATCAGCCGTACCCCACACGTCAACTTGAGCCGATACAGCGCCAAGTAAGTAAGATTTTGTGGGCTGCGGCACAATTTGAGTGTATGAAACAACCATGAAAGGATAAGGCGTACCATCTTTTGGCAAGAATGGATAAGCAGTAAGTCCTAAAGCTGTTGAGCGCTTAATCAATTCATCATGGATTTGTTGGTCTGGTTGTTTATTTAGCAATACCTGCTCTCCTTAAATCATTGATAAACTTAGGTTGCACTACATCAAAAGCAGGCTTCATGAACGGTTGCGCATCCATGAAACGTGTCCCTTTTTCTAGATATCCAGAATAATCTGTGCCAGCTGTTACTTTAGCGGCAAAGCCACCGTCTGTAATTTCAAGCTTGATACTTCGTTTCGTTGCACCAGTAGCATATCCGTGAGTGAACACTGCGTTAGATTGTGCTTTCTTTTGAAGGTCTGCTCCGTGTTTTTGTACAGCTGCTTTATGAGCTTTCATATTAGCTGCCGTTTGCAACGCTCTAAGTAATATGTCGTCCCCTTTTATTTCAACTTGAGCCATGATTTACCTCGCTTACATAAAAAACAGTTAGTCTGTTTGCGTGCTTTGGATTATCCACAATAGAAAAAGGCTGACCGTCTATTAAAAGACTGTCAACCTTATCTTTGCAATTTCTAACTCTAACAACCGTAGTAGCTTCTTTTAACTTATCCCCAAGCAGGCTCTGTAACTTGGCACTAATTGGACCAATATTAGCAGGTACAGCCTTTTTAGTTGTACCTCCACCAACCATTTTCCCTAATTCCGGGTCATAATACGGTTTTTCTTTTGATTTGAGAATAAGTGTGACACGTTTATCAAATCTCATAATGCTTTAAACCCCGCTTGAAAATCGCTAGCAAATTGCCTTTGAATAACTTTGTCATATTCCGAAAAATCATCCAATTCAAAAGCCATGCTTAGCCCTTCTACAGTTTGTGAGGACATACCTTCTGAACCAATGCGGTTAAATCGCTTAATCATCACTTCTACAATGATGTAATTTAGTTTTTCTGGTATGTTGTCTTGTTTTGAATAGGCTTTAAAGTGAGACTCTGTAATCATTTGAATGACTGACAAGAGATTATCTTGCAAGTCGTCTGAAATTCCTAACAGAGTCTTGACTTGCTCGATAATTGACATGTCACTACTCCTTCAATGCTCCAATTAAAGCTTCTTTGTTGAGGCTTGAATAACCTTCAATACCTTTTTCTTTCGCCATTGCTTTTAGTTCGGCGAGTGTCTTTTCAGACAAATCAACGACTTCTTTTTTAGCATAATGGCGACGCAATAGACCTGCCCCCATTAGACGTTACCTCCGAATTTAACAACTTTAGTAGGGTCATACAAGTAAACACCATAATGTTCATCCCCAGTGATGACAGTTGTTTTCTTCAAAATGTCACGGTCTGTTTCAATTGCCACGTCACGTTTAAGAACGATAACGAATGCACCGTATTTAGCTACATCTTCTGTATCTGTTGAATCAGCAGACACTTTAATAAGAAAACCTTTGCCTTTTTCAACTTTTTTAGAACGCACGATTTGAACGCCGTGAGTTTCGCCAAAAGTACCAGAAACAACAATATTAGCACCGATTTCTGAACCAGAAATCCATTGTTTAACAGTATCAGCACGCAAATCAATGGCATCTGCAGGGTTAACCAAAGCCACGTAACGAGCATCTTCTTCATCATCAAAGATAGCAAGTGCTTTGTCAATTGCTGCTCCTGTTGTTGGGGCTTCATCGACATATTGTGTAGCTGTTTTAGCTTTTTCGATGAGGTCATTATCAATCTTGTTAGCAATCGCTAAACTGATTTGATGTGTTGCTTGACCGAGTGGGTCTCCGTAACCAGACAAGACAGCTTCGTCTGTCAGTTCGATGCCTTTACCAGCTTTCTTGATAGTCATAGTAGACTTAGCAGTTGTCAGTTGGTCTGGCTCGATTGCTACACCCTCGGCAATGTCTTTGGCATCTCCACTATCAGTGGATATTCGTTATAGGTCGTTAATCTATAACCGTTCTCTTATGAACTGCTGTACGTTTCCGTACAGATTAGACTATATCATCATCTCTAAAGATAGAGAGCTCCGCTTTTCCACCCACTTGGGTGTACTCTACTCCATTCAAAAAGAGCTTAGCGTATCGCTAGGCTCTTTCTGTGTTTCGATAGTCGTTGAGGTTTTTAATAAAAGCATCAAGTTCTCTTTCTGCCTTGTCATTCCTAATCCACCAATAAGGTATTCTTAAAAGTGGTATTTTTTTGTTTTTACAGTAATTATTTTTTATTTCGTCATTCTCTTTGACAATGTATGTTTATTTAGGAATGTTAAAACCTGCTGATTGTCCAATCTTAGACATTTTTACGCTTTGGTAGTCTAAGCTCTAAGGAGTTCCCAGCATTTAACGGAGTTTTTTTCTGTCAATCACTTGACAGGGGTGCATAGTGTTTACACCCATTTTGGTACAGTTACAGTATTTCCTGGTTGTCCTACAAGCTCACGTTCAACGTAAGCGAGCGGTGTAAATTTAATTAGCTTAGGAAGTTTAGCGGAAACCATATCAGCCATAACTTCTGGATTAATCATTTGTGCAAGTTGTGTTTGTGTCATGTTATTTTATCCTTTCAATTGATGATAAAGTTCTGGGTTGTTCTGCAACAATTCGTTGCGGTCTTTGTAACCCATTTTATTAAATTGTTCTTTGGTAATAACACCACTTGTTGATTGCTCAACCTTCTTAGGGGTCTTACCTTTGAGCATTTCACCGACTTTCTTGTCAGCTAGTTCATTCACCAAGCTAGAAAGAGCACTAACAGCCTCTTGTGTTCCTTCTGCATCATCTTTAACAACAAAGCTAAGGATGTCATCACTGGCTACAATTCCAGCTTCAGAGAGCATTTTAGACGCTTCTTTTTCAAGACCACTGCGATTGATTTTTGCTTCCAACTCTGCAATATATGCAGCTTGTTTTTTAGCTTCATACTCTGCTTTTTCGTCAGCATTCATTTTGCGCAATTTTTCAGCTTCATCCATTTTAGCTTTATACTCTCGTTCTGCTGAACGTTTTGCTTTTGCCTTCTCCTTTTGGATAATGGCATCAATCTCAGCTTGACTGAATATTTTTTCAGTAGCTTCAGTTTTTTCTTGAGTGCTAGCTTCCTCAATTACTTCTTCAACTACTTCATCTTTAACTTCTTCTGCCATTTTCGGCTACCTCCTTTTTAAGTCCAGAGTGGACTAATGACCCTGCACCTTTTAATGTCGTAAGCAGGTTTTGGACATAAAAAAGCACCTAGAAAAGTCTAAGCGCTTATATTTATGTTGTTTCGCTATACTGTCGCCTATTTGATTTAGCACTTTCTTTAATCAAGCGCTCGTATTCTTTCTCTGACATAGAGAAATGAGCTGCTGTTGCACATCGACAATGTGGGTGCAACGGAGCGGCATTCTCTCCAGGCAACATATCAGCTACTTTAAAGACTTTTCCGTTTAAAGGTTTGCATATATCACACGCTTTCGGTTCTGCGATAAACTCATATTCATCGTACCCGTTAGCAATGTATGACTGCCTTTCCGCCTCCGTTGCAACCCTAGCGCCCTCTGTTACTGCTAAACGCTTAGCTTCATGGGTCGATACATCAAATTCTTTTTTGATTTTCGGTATCATGACCGTTGGATTCTTGCCTTTCAGCAAGTAGTCCTCTGTCATGTGGGCTACAATCTGCCTCAAATCATCTTGTCGCTCCCAAATCCTATCAGACCACTTAACGCCCTTAAATGGGGTATTTAAGACCGTTTGAGCTACTTTTTCAATCTGACTAGCAGACAACACCGACTTACCAAGCAAGCCAGACTGTGTTTTCAGTGTCTCTGTGTATTCCTCGTTTAAAAAACGTTCTGTAAGCTTGTGCTCTCCATTTCCAAGAGCGACCATTTCCAAGTCAAGTTGATATTGCAGTAACTCCAGTCTTGTCATCTTCATTTTGAGGTTGTATAAACTGAGTTCTGCATTGGCTTTAGCTGAGAAGTCTTTCTCTTCAACGTACCGCCTAGCCTTTTCTTCAAAGGCTTTAACATCCATTTCATCAACTCTAGCTTTGACCTCTGCTATCGGCAGATTGTTCTTGTCAGCATACCGTTGCTCAAAGGCTCTTATTTCCTTTTCTAGCTCTTTGAAATGATAGTTGTATAAACGAGCCATCTCATCGCTTAAAGTCGTGTCACGGCTTAATCTCGCCCTCTGTTCAGCTTCTATGCGCTTCTTCCAATAATCATTCACCATTAGCAATCACTTCCTGACTGTCAGATTTTAGGTCTTTATCAGTCATACGTTCGTTAAGAGCGATTTTCTTAGAAAGCAAGCTCGAACTTTCTTCCTCTTTTTCCATCTTTTTGAGTTCATCTTGTGGGTTATCCACAATAGATAACACAGATAGTTTAGTGGCATCTGAAACTTGTCCAGATAATTGAGCGACAATTTGCGCTTCTTCTAAAACATTTCGTGGCACATTTCTTGTGAATTGGTATTTAATACCAGTCCAGCCATCGCTTGGCACGGCTGCCATTGGTACACCAAACACGATTTCATACAGACGATTAAATGCTGACTGCATTTTGCGGTCTTTCATTTTAGCTAGATTGTCCATAGCTTGCAATTTAAATGCAAGAGCAGTCCCAGAAGCATTACCAAAATCTTCTTCTGACAAGTTAGCTACCATTGAAACATCAAAGATTGACTCTTTCAACAATGCAATTAGGTTTTCTTGGGTAGTATCCGAGTTTGGCTTTTCTAGGAAACCAACATCTGGCAACGCTCCGTCAGAGCCGTTCTTCCATAGATTGAAAATACGGTTTTCTCTAATCTGCGTTGCCATATCTTCTTTCAGCTCAACACCAACAATTTTCAGATAGGCATCTGCAAAGTAGTCAACATCATTGGCTTTCTCGCTCGCAGCCTTATTTAATGCATTGATTAGTGTTTTAACGCTCTCAAATATACCTTGTCGCTCTTCGTTCTCGATGAGTTCAACCACTGGTAATCTGCCATAAACATGATTGTTTCGCTCTCTAAATCGTACGCCTCCACCCAATTGGAATGTAGCATCAATAACCTCTCTATCTGTGATTACTTGACCATATCCGGTAGCCTCACCAGTGTTAAACGCATACTGAACTGCAAATAAAGGGCGCTCCTCAATACTGTTGTCGTGGACAATAAACATATTGACTGGACTGTTATAAGTTGCTCTCGTGTTGCCTGACTCATCTTGATAAACATACAAGAAAGCATGACCAAAAATGTCTGACATCTTGGCTAACTCGAATTCTGTATCCTCCATATCGTTTAACTTACGGAAATCAGCAATAAATTCTGACACATTGTCATCGTTGTGTGTCACTTTGACTGGCACACCTATTTGATAACCACTGAATGTATCGACAATGTATTTAGCGTAGTTAATCACTAAACGATTATCTGGCTTCCACGGTTCTTTTTGGCTTTGGCGCAATATCTTGTGTTGCGACATATACATGTCTTCGTTTTCAATGTAACCTTTTAGCAAGTGCGACTGATGAAGTGCAACAGCTTCCGACACCAAGCCTTCTGTTACTTCTTTGACTGATGTTGTGAATAGTTTCCGTTTATTTAAATTAACTTGTGACACTAGAAACCTCCCTTAAATACTTTAATTTTGTTACCTGTACCAGTAACTTTTGAATAAATGGCATATCGTAACGCATCCAGAACGTCATCATATTCTTTCAATGGCTCATCTTTGGTGCTATTTGGCTTCCATTTATACTGATAGATTTCATCAAAAAAGCGAGGTATAACACCACGCTTGATAAATAATTTTCTTTCTTTAAATAACTTTGCGATTATTTCGATACCAGCCACGACAGACTTATTAGCATTAACTGTCGTTATATCTTCATCATTAAATCTATCAACGTGTTCTGGTCGTGCAGAATCAGCCCAGAAAGTAATGTCTCCGTATTTGGATTGAAACTCTTTAGCACGACTAACCCACCAATCAATGACTTTGTACCGTTCAGCAATACCATCCACAAGATAATAATTGCCTTGGCTATCCTCTCCGATAATAACGATAGAACCAAAGTGGTCGTAGCCCCAGTCGATTCCTGCAAAGTAACTAACCATATCTGGCAATGTGTCTACTTCGTTGAGTTTAGGGTCGTAGTCTGAATAGATAGCGCCTTCTGCAACAGTCCACAGACCAAGGATGTCTCTATCATAGAATTTGCCTTGTGGTGTAGCTGCTTTAATTGATTCTCGATAGCGTTCAGACAAGAATGTATTATCATCTAACTGAAAACTAAAATCAATGATTCCATCTTTATTCTTTCCGATATAATCTGTTTTCAACCAATGATTTGGGTTGTCTGGGTTGCTATCCCACACTATCCTAGCACCTTCACCAGAACATCGTGAGATGATTTCCTTGAAGACAATCTCATTAGCAAGCGAAGCTTCGTTGACATAAGCACCGAAGGAAGTAAATCCACGAGCACGCTTTAAACCAGAAATAGAACCAGTATATACTTGCACGACCTTAACACCACAAAACGTAAATGAACCATGCTTGTCATATTTTGGTTCAAAGCCATATTTGTTATAAAGTTCTTGCAAAACGTTGTTTTGAATCGATGTGCTAGAAGTTCCAGCTAAGATGTACATTGGCTCATCAATACCTAGCTCGTCAGCAATCTTTCTGACCCTTTTCAACTCAGAAATGAATGTATCATTATTGACTACTGTCTTACCAGCACGTTTAGCACCATGCAAACCACAAATAAACCAATCATGCCCCCAAATATACTTTAAAACTGCCAATTGTTTTGGGGTATATAGACTACTTAAATCAACTGTCATCGACTACAAGCTCCTTAACTTTTTCAAGGAAACCAGCGATTTTCTCGTCTTGCCCCTCTGAACCACCAACCTGTGATTGTAGTTTTTCAATCTCGAGTTTAAGCCTTTGAAGTTCGAGTTTAGTTGGATAGCGTTTCATAAGCTCGCTACCAGCTTTAATCACCTCGGCAATCGATGGTTTCTTCTCGATTGTTACGAATGTACCAGTCGATTGGTCAAGCTCAGTAACTTCTTCAGTAAGCTCTTGCCTTAAAATACTTGTAAACACTTGCAGGACCTCGTCAGCAGTTGCAATCTTATGTTTTTTAAGTTCAGCTATCCGTTTATTGATATAAGTTTTTATTCCAACATTTTCCAACAATTTATGAGATTGTGCTTTGGCATAATTCTCGCTGTAACCAGCTTTTGTTGCTGATTCCATAGCATTTCCAGAGATGATGTACTCATCTGCAAATCGTCTCTGTCTCTCATTCAATTTTCCATCACCTCCAGTCTAAAATAAAAGAGCAAGACACCCATGCGCCTTACCCTTAATTATTGATGATACTATAATAACACGTTGAAACTGCAGTGCACTGTCTCTTTATGTCTTGTTATGTCTTACTATGACTTGTTATGTCAGCATTTTCAAGATCTTTTTGAGCAGCTTTTTTCAGTCTAAAATAGGTTCGCTCGCTGATTACCATTTCATCCATTACTTCATACATCGACATCTTATCAATGTACACAAGACTTAAAATAGTTCTGCTTGCAGTATCTTCCAAACTATCAATCATATCCTGCAATTCTCTGCGCTTTTTAATAGCTTCAACTGTCTTATTATCAATTTCATCAATCGAATCAAGTAATTCAACATATACATCATCTTGCTTTCTATTCAATCCACCTTTGACCTTATCAGCTGACCATCGAGGACTTGAAAGTAATGAAGCACTAAGTTTATCTCGTCGTCTGATTAAACTTTGGATGTATAAATCTAAATTTCTTAAATCTTTCAAAATAGTCTTAGCTCTGCTCACTTTCAATCCTCCGATATGATATAATAGTTATAGCATTTTAAACCATATCGAGCTTGCGTGAGCAGGCTCTTTTTTTATTAAAAACGGGCAGGCGCACGACCCATGTATTGAATTTCATAAAAATTTCCATACGTACCCGTAAGCTGTTTTATTTTTGCCATTCAATGCATGACTTATGTTTTTGCAATCTACACCTAGACGTCTAGCAGCTTCTTTGATTTTGGGATAAGTTGCCACAAACTCTCCTGCAATTGTATATTGCACAATTTGTTTTCCAGAATGTACGGTCCTGCCTCGTTCGCTAATTCTCTTGTTTCTTGTACCATGATTGCAATTTTCTTTTCTATCCACCCACTCTAAATTAGAAAACGAATTATTTTTCTTATTTTCATCAATATGATTTATTTCGTTCTTTCCTTTGATTTTTTCAAGAAAAGCCTCTGCAACCAACCTGTGTACACAACGAGTTTTTTGTTTATTAAAGACATTTAAACCGACAAACATGTAACCATCACTATTAGGAACTAATGTTAAAATTTTCCCTTGTTTATGATGCTTCGAACCATTTTTATAAGTAATTGTCCTTGTACAGCTTCTAACTCTTCCGTAGCTAGACACCTGATAAACGCCCTCATAACCTTTAATATCACGCCATTCTTCTATCACGCTTCTCCTTTCTTTTTCCTCCCACCGCTACCCGAACTATAATAACTAACTAGCGATAATTAGTGTTAGATTGATGTAATACAGAATTTTAAGGAAACCTCTTTTCTATTTTATTTCGCTATGTTGCTAGCAAGTAACCAGATAAACTTACTAGCAGATATACTAATTTGTGTAATAAGAAGTGTGTTAACACCTCTATTCCATTTTAAATTTATTTCTGGTTATACTCGTGTGTGGAATCGAGCCACACTTAAGACCGTCACGAGCACCGAATGAGTTTTTTGATAAACTACAAAGAAGTCCTAGGTTACCGACTAGGGAATAACCATCATAGGAACCTACTTTCTTTTTTAAATTTTATTTTCCTAGCCTACACCCACGCAAGGATTCGAACCTTGCTAGATACCATTGTGGGTTATTTTTTGCTTCTCACCTATCTTTCAAAATTCTGTTAAACTCATCACGATTTATAAGAAGCTTTCTACCATTTGGTAAATATACTTTATATATTTCAGTACCTACCCATTCACTAGCATGGATAATGTAATTTTTGTCAACGTATAAATATTGGTGCGATAGTCTATCATAGATATAAATCATTCTTCCACCTCTTCAATTTCAAAAGCTGGATTATCCCACAACCCTAAATCTTCAAGTTCCGATTGTGGAAAGTGCGTTTTAATATGAAAACTTTCACTTTGGTTTGACATAAAATAATAACCTTGTTCGACATGTTTGTTCAAATAAGAAAATTCTGCCGCGATTTTAACTTTCGCCGTATACAGCTTCTCTTTCTCGACCTCAACAGCATCAATTCCCAGTGTAACCAAGGTTACTAATGCAAACTCACGCTGTCTGTTGGTTTCATTGTCGTTATCGTAAAGCCATTTTGTCAGTTCGTCCATCCTAGGAAAATCTTCAATAGCTTCGTTGCTATAAAAATCACCGAACCATTCTCCTAAAACCAAACTGTCATCCTTGTACCGCTCATAAAATTCAACTGCAACTTGAGGTACTTTTGGTTTCTGCGGTTCGTCGATTTGGTTGATGATATCTAATACTTGATTCTTATTGACCATAACAACTTGTTGACCTGTAATCATATCGTTAATGTTCAACGTGTCCATGTAGTTTATTTGTTCAATCGCTTCTTGTTTATTCATATTCGTTTTCATTTTCGTTTTCCTCTCTATATCGATAAACTAAATCTGCTAAATATCCATAGCTTTCTTCATCGTCTGTTAACACATTCCAATCAACATCTTGTTTTGAAAGCCAATCAGAGAAATTTAAATAGTTGTCAATATCAAGTTCAAGATAATCACCCCAGCTCCAAAAGTAGCCATCAATTCTTACACGATCACCATATGGATTTTCAAAAACCAAGACAGGATTATCACACCACATTGAACCAAAACATAGTTCACATGTTCCAGTCTCTTCTTCACTTGCATTCGACGTATCAACGTCTACTAACTTAATTCCTTTCATCTATTTTAACCCCTTTCTCGTCCTCTCTGTGGCGTTTTAAATCATTCTTAATATAATTATACTCATAGACCTCTAACTTGCTTACAGAGACTTTAAGCGACATTCTCTGCGGAATAACTCACGTCTAATTTTTTCTTCTTTAGATTTTGGTTTTGGCAATTCAGATATATCTTCTTGAATTTCATTATCAACTATAGGTTCACTAATTATCGAATGCTCTCTTAACATTATCGCTAGCTTCCAATCTTTAATCCCAAAGAATTCACATGCTTCTTGACGCGAACCCTCAAACACTTGCCCAGTTTTAAAATTGGTATAACGTTGAATCCTCTTTTTCTGCTTGATTTTAATTTCACCGATTTTTTCTCTAGATACATATCTTTTATGAATACGATGCCTTAGTGTACTTTCTTTTATTTTCAAGTGTTCAGCATATTCATCTTGTGTGCCTTCGAATACTTCGCCTGTTTTTAAATTTGTAAACCTATAAATACCTTTAACATTGTTTGCCATGCATTAAACCTTTCATTCGTTCAATAATTCTGTCATCTGGTAAGACTGCAAGATTTAATAATCGATTTGCTTCGTTTGGTGTCGTATATAATAACTTACTGACTTCAATATAGCTTTTAATATTTTTTTCTTTCGTCCACTCAATAAACTTTTCTAACACATCAAACGGTGTCTCATTTTGATGTCTGTTAAATATGACACAGTGTTTAGCTGCTGATTTATTTGTGTTTATTGTTCCCATTTATAATCTCCTGCTCTGCTCATTCGATTTCCTCTATTTCTATTTCAATTCTCGGATTTGGACTATATAATTTTCTAGCTCTCAAATCGCAGACGATGTTATCGTCAGACCAAACGATTTCAGATTTTGAAATGCTATCAAACAATGATTTGATTAGATTATCCAAATCTGGCTTTTTAACGTGCTCTAAGCGCCCTGAAATGTATTTTGAATATAATTGCTTAGCTTTTTCTTTCGCACGCATTGAGGGCTTTTTAGACACGTTCTGCGGTGCTTTCATGTAAAATGTAACTTCTACACGAATAGCACCATCAAAATAGCGTCCGTCGTAATTCTCTTTGATGTAATCTGTGACCTGCTTTCGCCACTTCATCATCTTAGGGTCTTCATACACCGAAGCATGTCGTCCTCTGATTGTGGCTCGTGGCCTTGATTGTGGTTTGGGTTCAAATGGTATTAAGAACATTCAATCACGCTTCCTAAAACGGCAAATCTGAATCACTAATGTCCATTGGATTTGAATTCCCAAATGAATTTCCTTGCTGCATATAGCCATTTTGTTGTGGTTGCTGGTTGTAACCGCTTGATTTCCCTTGCTGATTATCGTTCTTACTGTCTAGCAAGTCAACATGTTCTGCTACGACTTCAGTTACGTATACACGCTGTCCTTGCTGATTTTCATAGTTACGTGTCTGAATGCGACCAGTAATCCCAATTTGTGAACCTTTGCCGCAGTATTGTGCAATAATATCTGCAGTTTGTCGCCATGCCACGATATTGATAAAATCTGCTTCACGTTCACCATTTTGGTTCTTAAATGTGCGGTTAACTGCAAGCGTTCCTGTTAATACGCTTGTGTTGCTCGCTGTTTGTTTAAGTTCTGGTGCTTTAGTTAATCGACCAATTAAATTTACGTTGTTCATTGATTTCCTGCTTTCTAGTTCATAGCACGTATTTATCAATTATGTTTAAAACTCTGTTTTCGGAAATGAAATTTTCATTGCCAATGCGAATAACTTTGTATTCTTTTTCTGCTTTAATTTCATGGAAAAGAATCTCTCTAAGACTCCCAGCTGGAAAGTCTGAATATCCTAACAAGTAAGCAGTATTTACCTCGAAAAAGTCTGCTAACTTTTCAGCTTTGTCTGCTTTTATGCTGTTCTCTCCCTTTTCCCAGTACGCTAATGTTCTTTTGGAAATACCTATTTTTTTTGCGAGTTCATCTTGCGTGAACCCAGCTTTTTTGCGTAAGTCTTTTAGTCTGTTCATGTCAATAAACCTCAACTCGTTTCGTTAGTTTCTTCTCTCTGCAGTACCCACAATGCCCGCATGGTTTTGCTTGCGCTCTGCCGTGCTTAACATCGTCCAAGCGTTTGATAATCTTGGCTAGCTCGTTCAATTCATCTTGAATAGCGTCAATATTTTGAATACGAATAGCTCGTGTGTCGCTTGGACTTTCTTTGGTTACTGCGTATATAATTGGTTCAAATGGTTTGTTGTATTTTGCTTCAAGCATAGTTTTGTAAACTGCCATTTGCAAAATATAGCCATACGCTTCAAACCAGCGAACTTTGTAATTGTTGCCGTCTTTATCTTTTACCCAGACCTCATCGTCAATTGGCCCTTTTGTGGTTTTAATGTCGACAAAGTAACCGTGTTCGACGTTTAAACAATCAATCTTACCTTTGAATTCAACACCTGCAATCTCACCTGTTACAGCGGCTTCTTTCTCACCTTGATACAGCGCCATGAAATTCTTATCTGTTGCAAGCGCACTAATCATATTCTCTGCTGTTTCGAATGGTGCATATAAGCTACCATTCTTCTTAAAGATTGATTCTTTGTTCTGCTCGATAAACGCCTTATGCGCTTCTTTGCTTTCAAATGCGCTGTGAACGTAATTGCCTACTAGCAAAGCCGTCTTATCTCGCTTATCCTGCCATTCGTCGTTAAGCTCTGCTAATGCTCTAGCTTCGCATTCTTTAAATCGTTTAACTTGCGAGACAGACCAGTAAGCTTTTGCTGATTCAAGGCTGTAATAATCTTTGCCAAGTAGGTCTTTAGTCATCTGTCAAATCTCCGAGTTGGTCAAATAAGGCTGTTTGTTCTTCTTGAATTTCACCAGTTTCAGGGTCGGCAGTTGGTACTTCTTCTTGTGGCGCTTCACCAATCAAATCTGACAAGCTTTCTTCTTGTGGTGTTACGTCAATTGGTGCTGCTTTCTCGTCTTCGGTTTCGTTATCGGCTGTGATTGCTTCTTGCAACTCAATGCTAAGTGGTGCATATTTGCTGATAATCTGTTTTAATAAGGTTTTTTGAGCCATTGCGTCAAAATCGGTTTGCCAAGGACTGTTTCCAAAACTCTTCGAGAAACGTTTGCCGTGGCTATAAGCACGTTCTTTTGTCCAATAAATCAGCTTCTTAAAGCCGTTTAACAGTTCAAGTGTCGCAAAATAGCCTGCTACCTCATCTTCTGGTTGGGTAAAATCGACTTCTAGCGTTTCAAATAACGGGTCGTATGATTTGAATTGTGCTTTGTAGATTACACCGCTATTGATACTCTTAATTTGACCACTTCGAATAGCCAGCTGGATAAGCCCTTTATACCCCAGTTGAAATTGTGCTTGTCGTTTGTAAGGCACGATGTAGGCAAAGCCTAAGCTTGGTTCGATTGGTAAATTTAAAGTCGCTGCTTTCATTGCCGCTGTTAAAATTGAGTTGTTATCGGCACTGCTTAAAAGCTTGTTGTTATTTAAGATTGATAGCAGACTAGCAATGAACTGGTCGCTTTTTCCGCCAACTACTTCGCTAAGTTTGTTTTTGACCGCTGGACTGTTAAAGAAGTCCTTGTGTGATACTTGCATTTGATTTGCCATTATTTTCGTCTTCCTTTCGTTTTCTTCAAATTCCAGATTTCACGCTTCAAGCGCTTGTTTTCTTGTTTTAAGCTCTCAACATCATCTTCTAAAATTATCATGTTGACCTCAATCTAAAATGTGCTGTTTGATATCTACTCGATAATCAAGCGGAAAGTTAAAGATAATGGTTAAACGTTTATCTGTTAACTCTTGTATTTCTTCAATGAGGTCTTCATCAGAATAGTGCCTGTATGTTTTATATGTTTTAGCTAATGTCATGCTTTCATCGTTAACGAGCTCGTCAATCGTTTCAAGCAATGCTTCTCTAAAATCGTCTTGATAGAGGAGCAGTTCGTCATCAAGTCTAATTTCAACCATGTTTACGCTCCAGTGCTTCTTTAATAAGTTCCAAAAATACTTCATATTCTTCAATTTCTTTATAGCACCGTTTAGCTTCATCTCGCCAAAAATCACGTTCCGCTAAAAGTTCCTGTGTATTCATTTCTTCACCTCAAATAATCAAATATTGATAATTGCTCCACTTTTTCAAAACAGACTGGTCTGAAAAGTAGATAGCATTTGTTCTTGCGCTTTTTCATAGAAATCCTTTTTGATTTCAAAACCGTAAGCATTCCGATTTAATTCAATAGCAGCTCTTAACGTTGACCCACTTCCTGCGCAAGGGTCGATAACAACATCACCCTCATCCGTGAAAATCTCAATCAGTCGTTTCAAAACTGGGATAGGTTTTTGTGTTGGGTGAATGATTGGATAACTGCTATCTTTCTCCCATGGCAGATGATTTAAAATCATTAGACCGTCATTATTGAATTTCGGAAGCTTGTCACGATATAAAACCGTTGCTTCTTCCGTTGCGCCAACAATTTTCATGTTCGCCTTTAACACTTGCGGACTTGATTTTTTTGTAAAATACAACGGATAAGCATTGTTGAAACCGTGTTTTTTTCCACATTGGATAACCATTTCGCGCTGTTGCCACGAATGGAACACAATCATTGCAGGTGCTTGCCCTTTTTGCTTCGGTTCTTTTTTTAACAGTCTTGCGCAAAAATCAAAGAAATTATTGATTTTAAAGTCATTGTCTGTGTCAAAGAAAGATTTGCCTGCAAGTTTGCTTTCACCGTTCTTATTATCTCCGTCCTCGTACCAACGAGGGTCGCTAGCATAGGCATTGTTGCCGAGATTATATGGAATATCCGCAATAATAAGCTGCGCTCTTGGAATTTGATACCGTTTTGCGTTTTCGAAATGGTCATTGTATAATTCACACTTCATACATCACCTCAAAATACAATCATTTTCATTTGAGACATCTTGCTGTCTCGTGCTAGCTTGTTGATTAAGTCTTCCTCGCTAAGCTCTAACAACATAGCTCTTACATCGTTTGAGTAGCTATAATAGCTTTGTTCAAACTGCTGAATAAGCTGTTCGTTCATGCCCATAGGTTTACCCTCTCGTCTGTATTATTTTTAAACTGATATACATGTTCTTTCCCAACACCCTTGAAAATCCGTGAGAAGATGCGCTTTCCGTAGCGTCGCTGGATTTCGTCAGGTGTCAAGTTAGTTGTGATAATCGTATTCGTTCGCTTATTTAATATGCTATAAATCAAGTTTGAAGACCATTCAGACGTTTTCTCTGTGCCTAAATCATCCAAAACTAAGTACTCAATCTTATCGTTCTTGTCTTTCCCAGATAACAAGTTAGTGTAGTAAGCTTCCAAGCTAAAGTCTTCTTTCACCTTTGCAATCAAGTCAACCACGTTTATAACTGTAGCCAGTTTCTTGTTATAATCACTAATTGCTTTAATGGCGCTATAAGCTAAATGGCTTTTCCCAACGCCTACATCACCAATCAAAATAAGATTATTTTGAGCACCTTTGATATAAGCTCTCGCTTCTTTTTTGACAAAGTCAAGGTCGTCTTGCTTTTCTGGCGTGTCCGCTTTAAAATTGTCGAACGTTGCGAGCTTTAACTCGCTATCCATCATGCTAAACTCTTCAAGATAATACATACGCTTCATCTCTTCGTTTCTTTTAAAGCTTTCTTGTGCCTTTTTCTCTTCAAATTCAAGCCGCTCTTCCTTGTTGCATTGTGGGCAAATCACTGCGCCAGTTTTTGCAATTTTAACCATTTGGCATTGATGTTTGTCGCACCATTCTTTTGAATGCTCCATTTTAGCTTCTGGGAACGGCATTAAAGTGCTTCGTGTGCTTGTGAATTCATTCATAGACTAATACCCAGACCCTTGAATACCAAAGCCAACTGAAGCGTTATTTGAATACTGTTTAAAGTTGCTTTTAGAAAGCTCATGCTGTTTTCTGTCGTTTTCAACTTTTTCAACGGTATCAATCCCGTTTTTGATATAACGTCTCAAAATCGTATTGATATACTTAAAGTTGATTTTATTTTCAAGCACAGCTTCTTTTAAAGCTTCGTTAATAACTTCTGGCGATAATCCGTCATCAATCCATTTATTAATGTCCTCAATTTCAAATGGTGTTACCATTCGACCTAAACATTGCTGTAGATTGTCAAATAATTCTGCTTTTGTCATTTTTTTATTTTTTCACCTCGCTAGTAGTAGTAGTTTATTTATAATTAGTATTTATTTAATATTAGTAATTATTTATAGTTAGTATTTATTAGGTGTCGAAAATCTAAAGTTAGATTTTCTAAAGTTAGATTTTTTAAAGTTAGATTTTCTAAAGTTAGTCAGATAATTCTTTATTTAGTTGTTCTTTAAGATGTTCGAACATTTCATCGCTAATTTTTCTATCGGCACAAAATCTATATCTTTGCAGCCCTTCTGAACGTCTGACTATTCTTTTATAAGTTCTGATGTAATGATGTTCTTCAAGTTCTTTAATGCCTGTTCTAACAGCTGAAACCTTGTCTTTTGACCGCTTAGCTATTTCCTCTGGATATACTCGCCAATTTTCTTTATTTCTTAAAATGACCATCAGTATTCCTTTTGCTTTAAAAGAAAGCTCGTTATCATCTAGGAATTCATTACTAACAGCTGTATAATTTGATGTTGTGTTCCTGAAAGATGTATTGCATTAATCTTATCCCTCTCTTTCGTTAAAATAATCGTGTCAGTCATACGCTCTTGCTTTCCACGTTTGATAAATCTCTTCACTTTCACAATGTGGACACTCAAGTGGTGGGTAGCTATCAATAATTTCCCAACGCTCACCGCAATCTGAACAGTGATATTCGTATGTGTACATTATTAATCATTTTCCTCTCTTTCACCAAAATAACCTCGCCAACCGTTTTTATCAAAATCAATCACCATGATTTCGTCTATGTCAAAATATTCATTTTCCATTTGCTTTGCTCCATTTTTGACTATTGCTGTATGCACGTTCTGTAAAGATTATTTCTTTATACAACTCACTTTTATAAAAACGTACATCTTCATTGCGTCGTTTAAGCAATGTTAGTGTAAATACTTCGGCAATCGCCAAAACTGCGACTGCGATAATTAAATATGTCATGTTAAATTTCCTTTTGTATTTGATATAATGTTTAATAAAAACGAGGTTTTATTATGAATAATTTCTTGCTTTCATGGGATTTCTGGAATCTTCTCATTGCCCTAATTGCTTTATTGGTCGCCTTGTACAGTGTCTGGTACACAAGACAACGTGACAAAATCTCTTTAGAAATTACAGATGCAACTTTTGAAGAATTAGAACACAATCCATTCTTTGTTTGTTTTAGCGTTTTCAATAACTCGCCATCAGCTGTTAAAATAACCGATATTAAACTATGTAATCAAGACGGTACACCAGCTTCTCTGATACTTGACGACTACCAGCTCCCACAAATACCTGAAGATTCATTGTTTTCACCAGCATACATTCCAGAACCATACTATTTTGAAGCTCCGTTTATCAACGAAGTCTTCATTCCTGCAAATGATTCTATGATGTTCAAGTACTACATCAATCCATTCATACCTAATATGATTATTCATATAACTTCAGACAAACCAATTCATAGATGGTCAAAAACTAAAACATTTTCAGTCCATTTCATGAAGTCTAACTAAAATCACGATATTTAAGACTAAGTTAGCGATTAGTGCTATTGTTAATGCTATATTACTCATGCTGTTTGCTCCTCTGCTTGTTTTTCATTAATCATTACTAATGTTTTATAGATTGGATGACCTGCTGGAATTGTGTAAGTTGCTGGGTCGAATGAAACTAACTTCGTTTCATCGTTTTCAGTTACTTCACGATAGCTATTAATTTTAGGTTTCCATTGTTCTTTTTTTCGTTTCATGTTAAAATGTCCTTAGTTTTATATTTGTTTGCCCTTTAACTAATTGCCGTTAGTTAAGGGCTTTTTGTGTTCCCAGCTAGGCTGGTATAGCCCTAGCAGACCTAATGGAGTTCGTTTCATAATGTCAATTATTTATCTTAAGGAGGCGTCTGCTAGAACCGTAGCAACCTAGCCGGATATGTGGTTAGAACAATTCCACTTGTTCAATCAATGGGTAAATGTCATTATCTTTTAACTTTTCATAAATAAATCGTCGTCCAAGTTGTGTCCAAACAGTTGTAATTTTACTGTGAACTTTATTATCTTTGCCAACGTAATCAAATGTTCGACTAGCAATATAGCCTTTACCTTGATATTTCGTGTAAAGAATCCATTGACCGTTAACTTTGCGTTGAATACCGACTTGTTTCAAAATTTGGTTGAACTTATTAGCACTCATACCATAATCTTGCGCAATCTGCGTAGTTGTCAGCATATCTTTGGTTTGCAAAATCAAATCAAGGTAATCAGTTTGTTTCCTAGCTTCTTCAAGCTCTAACTGTAAGACCTCGTTTTTATGCTCAAGACTGATAATTTTGCTATCAGCAATTTTAAGAGCTCGAGCCATGATTTTCTCAGGACTGTTAAAGTCTTTTTCGACCTGAATGAAGTATTCTCTGACTTCGTACCCTTTTGAAGTTTTAGACATCATAGCTAGATGTTCAGCCATGCGAATTGTAACAGCGTAATCTTGTAATTTTTTAACTCCGCCATATTGATTTTGCTGTGTAGTTGTAACTACAGAGCTAAAATCTTCGTTCTCTTTAAACATTTTGAAGTTTTGCTCGACCCACTGACTGAAACGAGTTTTAACCTCTAAACTTCTATATAAGTCACGAGCCGAGACAGTAGCACTATCACCTTTGAAATCTATACGAATTAACTCATTCATTTAATCACCTCTTCCATTTTTTTATTTTTCATAACATAATATGTAATATCGTCGTCCATTTTTGAATTGGCGAGTTTCTTCTCGGTGACCCCTATTAAAATTGGATTGATAAATTCTTTTGAATAGGCTAATAATTGAATAGTCGGATTTTTATTATCTGTTTTCAATTCAATAATCACTGGTCTCTTGCTGCTTTTTTCTTCGGCTAAAATGTCAATTCGACCACTTTTTATTACAAATTCACTTTTTACGAATTCAAAATTAGGGAATAGCGTTTCGAAGTTTTGACAGATATAACTCTGCATATCCTTTTCACGATTTTCCCTGCTGTTTTCACATTCTAGAGCGTGAATGAATTCCAAATCTAAAAAGTCAATGAGATATATTGTTCCTTGAAACTTATTCAGATATTTATCTTTGATAAAAGTTCTTAACCTTTTGATTTGTTGTGAGTTGTAATTGCATTTTTGCTTTTCTCTAGCTGCCCACAAAAACAATTCTTCAAAAGAACTAAACTCTTGATTTTCGTTTAAAGTTACATTGATTAAATTGTTCATGTATTATCCTTTCTGAATTCAATTTCCCTCTTGTCTGGTATAATAAATTCAAGAAGGAGGTGATATTTATGACTGAAATTCACGCTTGTCTTTGTGGTGAATGGGTAAATTTGTCAGCAGACAAAAATTGTAAAATGGGAATACATATGACTAGTCCTAATATTTGGTGGGAAGAGAATGCAGATATCTACTCACCAATCACTAAAACCGAAGCTAATACCATGTATCAACAAGACTATATCCACATACGTTATCGTGGTGCTGAATATCGTATCCACCCTATATTTATTCAGGTTGTCTACAGATAACGCTCTAAACGTTCTGCAACAACTTTTAAATCAAAGTCGTCCAGTTTAAGCTGGTCGGCTTTTTCACTAAACCTTGCATTGATAGCAGTTTCTAAATCAGTCCATTGTCTCTTGGTAAATTTCTTGCGAAACTCAAGAAATCGTTTGATAGTTTCCTTTGTTAAATTTGTCTCTTCTCCATTGAATTTTTTGAATTCTAATAGCGGTGGATAATACGAATTCGCAATTTCCGAAGGATTAATATAAATAGTTTTTTGTTCTAACTTTTTGTTAGTTTTTTTATTTCCGCTGTACGGATATCGTTTTGGTTTCATGTTTACTCCTTTTAATTTTGTTCAATATCTTGAACTTTATATTTAAAAAAATATGAATTAATTTCATCGCTTGGAATTTGTAACAATTCACAAGCTTTTGAAATTTCTGGTTGTTGCCAACCTCGTTTGTTGGTAGTTTTGGCAGAGATTGACTTTTCAGACAGGTTCATGCTTTGCGCAAACTTTTTCTTTGTTCCAAAAACTTCAACAATTTTTCCGTTTAATTTGGAATAATCGTATTTGTAAATCATATGTTCTCCTTTCTTTTTTTGTTCAATTCCTTGAACTTTATGATTTTATTATAACATCTCAAAAAACAAAGTCAAGTACTTTTGTTCATTTTTTTGAACTTTTTTTACTTTTTTCTTGAACTTCTTGAAAATATACTATATAATACACTTATGAAAGGCGATATAATTATGAAAGAAAATACAGCTCAAAGATTAGCTCAAATAATGAATGAACGGAATTTAAGACAAGTTGATATTCTTAAACAGTCGGAAAAATTCCAAAAAGAATTAGGAATAAAACTTGGAAAAAGTGCCCTCTCTCAATATGTTAGTGGGAAATCTATTCCAGACCAAGATAAATTAGTTCTTCTATCTAAAACACTAGGCGTATCAGAAGCTTGGTTAATGGGATATGACACTAATGAATCAACTGATGTCAAAAAAGAATCAATTGACCTTTCAAATCTGCGTGAAAAAGTCGTGATGTTTGACGGAAAGCCATTATCTGATGATGACGTTGAAAAAATAGAACAAATTATTAGACTTTCAATTGAGGTAATGGGTGATGAAGATTGATGAACTTTTAAAAGAATATAAAATATCGTTATTCGTTTTCCCTGCTGATATGTGGGAAAGGTCTGGGTTCTACTTCCCAGACCTAAGACGAATATGCGTTAACGAATCATTGTCTAAACAAGAACGTGAAAAAGTTATCTTACATGAACTTGGGCATATCAACCATGACCCCAAACATTACAAGAGACTGCTTTTACAATATGAAAATCAAGCCGATAGATTTATGATTCATGAGTTATTAGTTGATTATTTGAAAACGACCGATATTTACGATTTCAATTGGGTTCGCTTTGCTACACAGTATGATATTTCTACGACTTGGGGCGAAGCAATGATACAAGACGAATTTAGAAAAATTCAGCAGACTGTTATTTAAAACTACGTGCAAAACTGAATCACGTTAAAAGCTGATAGGAGGATTTTATGGCTAAGAAAGGCAATCAAAAGAATTCTAAATTAACAGTTTGGGTTCTTGGGTTTATTTTAATATGTTTAGTGGTCTACCTTTTAGCGGTAGCGATGCCGTTTGTTTTAATTGGTGGGCTAGTTGGCATCTGGTACTTCGCTAAGAAAAAACCAGATATACGTAAGCGTAATATTGCTATCGGTGTGGCTGTTGTTGGTTTAATTGGTAGTGTAACTTTAACGCCCAACGCTCTAAAACAACAAAAAACGACGACAACTACATCGTTAACAAGTATAAGTGTTAGCTCATCCAGTAAAAAAAGCAGCTCTAAATCTAGTAGCTCAACCATAGCATCTAGTACAGAGACATCTTCTTCTACTGAAACTTCCACTGATACCTCGTCAAGTGAGGAAGAACTGCCAAGAGTAACAGCAGACCAAATGGGAAGTTTTATCGAATATTTGAAGCAAGACCTTACAGATAAAGGCGTTGATATTAGTAGCTATACATTCTACAATAAAGATACTATTTTATATGTAACTGTTCCAAATGATTATAAATATTACAATAAAACAGACTTACAAGCTTTTGCTGATGGTTTAAAAGAAAAAGAACACGAAGCTTTTAATGTTTGGGCTGGTATTAATGGTGTTGATTTTAACTCCTATCCTATGCTTTACATAAAAACAGATGATGGAAATTCACTTGCATCTCAAAAAATGAACGGCGAGATGGAAGTGAAATAAAATAAAGATAAACAAAAAATCCTCATATTCAAAGTTTGGCGACGGTGAACATGAGGAACGGAAGTATACAAGAAAATAGCCATTAAATGGGCGATTTTCTTGTACTCATTTTATCATTTTTTAACAAATTTTGAAAGAGGGTACAATATGAACTCAAAACGAAAAGTAGCCATATATAGCCGTGTTTCTACACTGCACCAAGCTGAAGAAGGCTATTCAATCAGTCAGCAAATCGAAGCACTAACAAAATATTGTCAAGCTATGGATTGGGTTATTTATGACAACTATTCTGACGGCGGTTTTTCTGGTGGTAAACTAGAACGACCAGCAATGCGGAAAATGATACAAGATGCTGAATCTGGTAAATTTGACACTGTTATCGTTTACAAGCTTGACCGTCTTAGCCGAAACGTCAGAGATACGCTCTATCTAGTAAAAGACGTTTTTAACGCTAACAACGTTGATTTTGTCAGCTTACAGGAGAACATAGATACAAAATCTGCTATGGGAAATCTCTTTATCACGCTTCTCTCTGCTATTGCTGAATTTGAACGGGAGCAAATAAAAGAGCGTATGCAGCTAGGTGTTAAGGGACGTGCTAAATCAGGGAAAACAACTGCTTGGGCAACACCGCCCTTTGGTTACAAATACGATACCAACACCCAGTTGATGACTGTTGACCATTACCAAGCTGAGATTGTCCGTGATATGTTTAACAAAATTATTTCTGGTTGGTCAATCATGGGAATAACAACATATATGCGTGAAAATTATGACGGGAAATGGACTCACGTCAAAGTAAAACGAATTTTAGAAAACATAACCTACATCGGAAAAGTGAAGTATCGCAATGAAATTTTCGAGGGGGAACACACACCTATTTTACCTGAAGAATTATTTTACAAAGCTCAAGAAGCCTTGGAAGAAAGAACAAACAAAAAAGATAATACTAGACCATTTCAAGGTCTTTATATGCTTTCTCACATTGCAAAGTGTGGATACTGTGGGACACCTTTGAAAATCGATACCTACAAACCACGGAAAGACGGCACTAGAAAGCGCACCTATACTTGTATCAATAAAAATCCGAGACGAACTAAAACAATGATATACAACAATGGTGAAGAATGTAAGGAATCAGGACGATACGACGTTAAAGACGTTGAAAACTATGTTTTGAATGAAATAAACAAATTCCAACTAAATCCTGAATCCATAGAAGCATTGTACAAAGACAAACCTGAAGAAAATTTAAAAGCATATGAAGAGCAACTAAAACAACTAGAAAAGAAACTTTCAAAGTTGAATGATTTGTACATAAATGAATTGATTTCTATGGACGCATTAAAACAAAAAAGCGCTGAACTCCTCAAAGAGAAATCCAGCCTAGAATTATTCATAAATAGAAGCAAAACTCAAACAAATAATAAACAATCTTTTGAAAAGCTCGTGAAAATGGACGATATTCTAAAAATGTCTTATGACGACCAAAAGAAAGTAGTAAAAACATTAATTAAACGTGTAGAGGTAAAACGTGATGAAATCAACGTTATTTTTAAATTGTAAAATTACAGTATTTAGGAGCGCCTACTAATATTGTTGTACATG